GACTCATCACGGACGTGGCGGCGCAGCACGTCGAGGTTGTCGCCGTAGTAGAGGACGTTCTCGGTACTCATTCCAAAGGCTGCCAGTCGCGTGCGCACAAACTGAGGCCATGCTTAGTCAACCAAGCGAGATGCTGGTTGACCTCAGCCTGAAACGCGTTGCGGCGGTTTGTCAGCTTGGTTGGATCGGGTTGCGTACCGCCTAGCTCCTCAGTAAACACGGCGTCGGTCCTCTCCCACTCGTCAACTGCAAGGCGGCGCACGTCGAGCTTCCAGGCATCCAGCCGTGACACCATAGCCTCCGTCGGAGACGACTTACTTACCTCCTCAGCGAACTTCTGCCCAGCCGTGATGAGCCGGGCGCGAGTTTTGCACAGCCGATCTCGGGTGCGTCGCTGCTCAGTCGGTGGCAGGTGCCGAAGATGGTCAGGCTGAAACGGAATGACAGACCCGTTCGCATGACCGCGGCCGCTGCTTGCAGGCGTATGGGATGTCCTAGAGGCTTGGAGGCTGGCAGTCAGCCACCAGAAAACGGACCCCCCCACCACCACTATCCCGCCCCAGAACAGAACAAGGCCTATGCCCCTATCTTCAGGAAAAGCGATCTGGGCGCCCTGCCCGGAGACACCAATGGCAGCGCCCACCAGCGCGAGGATCACCGGACCGCTCGGCTTTGGGATGAGCATATGCGGGAGTCTAACGCACTCCTTGCGTCAAGTACATAACCCCGCTACGGCTTATCGCCTGCCCGGCGCCACTCGCCTCGACTGTAGTCATCGTCAAGACGCGCCCGGCTGTCAGTAACGACGAATGCGCTCGCGCTGGAGGCGCCCGAACGCCTGCGTCTCCTCGGTCGTCAGTCCCGCCGCTGCGATCAACTCGAGCAGGTTGCGGTTGAGGTCCACCTCGCTTCCCAGCATCTCGTTGGCACCCACCTCGCCCTCGGCCTGGGCCAGCACGAAGCCGTCTGACGTGACGACGAGCTCGGAGATCGCCGGATCGCTGAACCGCTCGTCAAGGATGTAGCCGACGACGGCCGCCATCTTCCCGCTCATCGCCGTGAAGCGGTCGGGCCCTCAGCTTTGATACGAGATGCTCTTTCACGGCCACGATCGTCGCACACCGAGACACCCCCTACTGCACGCCGACACCGAGGTCGTGGTGGACGGCCCGCCCGCTGGGGAGCCAGAGCGCCAGCGGCACGTCGTCTGACCGCGCGTGGGCCAGCAGATCGCTCGCTCGCATCTCGACGGTAGCAGGGTTCGAGGCCGACATGACGTACTGCCAGCCGACGCCGCCTGCCGAAGTTTGATTGCCCGCCGTGTTGTTGGTGCTGTCGATCAGCCACGTGATCGGCTCCGGGGAGGCTTCCCGCCAGATGCGCCCGCGTAGAGTGGTCGGACTCGACCTGAGGGTCTGGAACTTCAGCCAGTACCACGCGCCCGCTACGAACGGGATGCCGGTGTCCGTACTGTCCACGATCGTCGCCGTCGTCCCGGAGGTCCGCCTGACCAGCCGGAGCTGGATGTTGCCGAGGGTCGCGCTGACCAGCGCCCGGGAGCTGGTAGTTCGTCTGGTCCGACAGCACGCGGCCCATGACCGCGATCTGGTAGTCGCCCGTCACCGGAGCGAGATCGGCTGTCCAGCGACCCATGATCATGGCATGGCCGCCGCCGTGCGATCGGTCTCTCGCCTGGCCTTGCCAGGGAACGTCCGGAGCCAGAAATCCTCGAGCTTGTACACGCTCTAATTCTATTGGCGAGTCGCGTACCCAAGCAGGTCGAATACGCCGAACTTCGTCGACAAACTCTCTTGCCTCGTACCAAGACTCGGGCAGGATCATTTGGCGTCGACCGCGTAACAGGCTTTGAAATCCGCGCTCGCTGGCGGCCCCGAGCCAGCGGCCACTGACACCGAGCCATGCGGTTGCTCGGCCGTCACGGGCCCGCGATGGGGACGATGCCGAGGATGGGCTCTTTGGTGGACGGCTGACCGCGGGCATCCAAGCTGGCGACATCCCAGCCGTCACCCGCCTGTGTCAGTTCCACGATGGCCGGTCCGTCCGGTCCCGCGGGAAGTACGTCGGCAAGCGATCCGAGCACCTCAGGCTTCGAGCGGTTGGCCAGCAGTATCTCAAGTGGCCGGCGGCGGTTCCCGTCTGAGAACGCCAGCACCAGGTTTCGCATCTGGGCCGACGGCGGCTGAGAATCATTGGCCCGGACCCCAGCATGCAGGGTCAAAGGCCCCTTGGTCGCGTCGAGGGCACGCAGGATACGTGACCCGAACGGGCCCCAGTTCCCGCCGTGATGCGGCAGGTCGATGAGGCTGACCTGCCTGATCGCCTTGTCCCAGCCATCCGCCATGGAGTCCGCCGGCGGGCGCTTCTCGGTGTCGAACCCGGCATCGCCGGTCAAGAGCAGACCATGTGAAGGGAAGCGCTCATGGCGAAGGTAGATGACATGGCTGAGTCGGTTCGACAGCGTCGGACGTTCGTTGTCCACGACGAGGAGCCGGAGCGCCTTGTCCCACGTCGCCTCGAGCTCCCTCGGGTAGCGGGCCACGTACCGACGGGTGGGTGCGAGGTGCCAGAGCTCCGGCCCCTTCGTCGAGGGTGTGGTTCCGACGAGAGATGTTGCCCGATCGGGTGCCGCGTCCACGCTCCAAGCCAGACCCTTCGCCTTCAGCGCAACGACCAACCGCGCAAGCGACGAGGCCGAGATGACCTCGCGAGTCAGGAAGGACGCACCTGCCGCGACAGAGCGCAGCCTCGAGCCTGTCCATGGATCGCCCGTCCGCACCCCAAGCTGCTGGGGTATCGGCTTTGATTCCATCGCGGCGGCGAAATCGAGGAGCGCGCCGATCGACGTCAAGCCATTCTCATACGCGAGTCGGACGGCATCCCGCAGTCGACCAGCCCCATCATCCAGGGATTGGTCCGACCGCTCGTCGGTCAGGCAATCCCGGTTGACCTCGGTGACCCGGCGGACCTTGCCCCCGGTCAGGTCAGCGACCTGGGCATCCAAGCCAGTGACTGCCGCACGGGCACGCGCCTCTACGCCACGGTAGACATCGGCGATTCGCTGCCCGGCCGCGAAATGGTCGGCCAGGAATGGGCTCGCCGCCCCGAAGCCCGTGAACGGACCCACGGGGATGGGCACGGTGTCGCCGAGGGGGTGGACGTGGGGTGGCAGGAGCGTGTGGCCGACGCCCCCGGGCAGGTGATCCCCCTCGAGCAGATGAGCCAGCCCGCCCAAGTGATCGGCATCGAAATGCGTCCCGACCATGAGGTCGATCCGCTCGATACCTCGAAAGAAGTCCCGGTATGGCTCCACCCGCGTCGCCGTTCCGCCATCGACGAGTGCCGTCCATCCGTCAGATCGCACGAGGGTGCAGTCCCCCTGCCCGACGTTGATGAAGGCCACGCGGAACGATTCCACGCCCGCGGTTGACCCGCGACTTGGTGGACTCATGACGACCTACCTCCCGTGCTGCACAGAACCGTTGGAATGACCGACGGACGGCAAGGTGGCTATCCATCCCTCAGCCTGTCCTGAATACGACGGACCATTGGAGGTTCTGCAGTTCGAAGCGCAGGGGATCGATCGCGCCGTCGGTCCAGTGGATGCTTCCGTTTCCCCCCGAAGACACGTTGACGCCGGTGACGATCACCAACGAAAACCGTCCTGCGTTCGTCAGCGAGTTGCCGCTCCGTCTCGCTCAGGAAGAACCTCGGCAATGCGTCCTTCGTGGACTTGACCTCGATGTGGCGCACAGGGCCTTCCTTCGTTCCCACAAGGATGTCGAAGCCTTGGGTTGTTGTGTGCCTGGACCTCGACCGGCTGGCCGGGGAACCGTCGCAGGACCCTCCTCGACGGCCACCTCACGCCGCGGCGGTCGACTCCAGGGTCGGGCGGCGGCAGCGAGCTGGTCGACTGCGGGAACGGGCCGGCATACCCTCCTGGAGCGCAAAGGATGTATGGCAGGATGACCGCCTCGTCCTCGGGCGCGATGTCGGTGGCGTTCTGCTGGTTGGCGTAGCTGCGCGACAAGGGCAGCGCCTCGATGCTGAATGGTCGCGTCGGCAGTGTGCGGCGACCATAGATGATCCAGGGCCAGGTCGTCCCTGCGTCCGGCCAGTGCCGCCGGCTGATCTCACCGTCAGGATCGGGCGCCATTGCGGTCGAACTCGAGGACGTGTTCGATCCGTCGGTCGAGCTTGCCGGCGCTCTGGGCGTCGTGGCGCGTCAGCTGCAGAAGCAGGAGTTCCCCGGGCTCGAAGGTCTGGTGTTGCTTGATGGCGAACATCCGGTCCCCCGGATGCACGCCTCCAACTGCGTGGCTCCGACGTTCAACCGCCGCGTCGACATGTCCACCCTCCCTCGATGGGCCCCGCCTCGACCCTTGTGACTGAGGTGAGGCGGTTGATCGGGCGATCCCGGGTGCTCAATACCCGAAGAGCGATGCCGGATCAGGTCGCGGTAGACCGCGTTGCTGCGCGCGCCACGTCCGGCTTCGATCTCCACGACGATGCCCAGCTCATCGTGGACAGCGTCGACCTTCGATCACCGCGAGCGCCCACCGGGCGGGCCGTGCGTTCGAAGGGTAGTAGCGCCACCTCGGGACGGCGGCGGTTTGACCTGCTTCATCGTGTGGGCGTAGCGACAGGACGGAACGCCGTTCGTGCCGTCGGGCACGCGGGTCCGAGGACGGATGTCCGGGCGCGGAAGCTGAACGCCGTGTGCGCGGGCTGCAGTGGGCCGCCGACGGTCCGGCCTGCACCGATCTGGTGACGATCGAAGCATCGTGTCGATCTGGACGCGCGTGCTTCCGGAACAGGTAGGTACGATGGCGACCATGCACCAGGTCCGCCTGACCCACCCGACTACCATGAGACGCCACCTAGTGGTCCGAGCTTGCTCCGGGGGTCCAAGTGCCGAAGTTTGACCTTGAGCGCCTCGCACAAACCTATGCCATCGCCGAGCGGTTCGTCGACGTTGGCCTTCGCGCCGACGGGTCGCTCTTCACACCCAATAGGCCCATTTGGTCGCTGGCAAGCTTCGAAGAGCTCGACCGTCTCTATGTGCAGGCGCCGGACCCGGGCGAGGGTACGTTCGAGCAGAGGCTGAAGCTGCAGATCGGCGCTGGGTCAGCAGCGGCCATCCAGCTCATGGCCGAGATCCACCTCGTCTATTACCTGCCCGCCAGCGGCGGAGTAACCGGCGACACCAAGCGCGCCCGGATTCGGGAGATCCTGAGTTGGGCCTCGTGGCCAGTGGAGCTGCCCGAGGAGTTGGCGAACGTGCTGGACCATGGCATCGGTGGCGGCGGCGTCGGGTTTCACACCTTCAAGTGGGCGAGCATCTCCTACTTCGTCCGCTTCGGTCTGGTCTGGAAGGGTTTGCCTTCTGACCGGCGAGAGCGTGCGCTAGCCGATCCATGGGAGTTCCGGTCAATGGCCGACACGGTCCCAACCACCGGCGGGGGCACTTACGCCAGGGAGGCGCTGCTGCACCTCGTTCACCCGGATACTTTCGAGCGGATCTTCTCCCGGGGCGAGAAATGGGCTCTTGCCGAGCGCCTCGGGAGCTTGGTGACTGAGCCGGCCGCAAATGTCGACCGCCGGATCGCCGAGATCCGGGCGCGGTTGGCCACGCGCTTCGGGTCGGACTTCGACTTCTACTGGTGGGTGCCCGTCATGGCCATGTGGAAGCCCGACGAGAACCGCTGGAAGTCATTTCTCTATTGGGCGGCTCGGTTCCGCGAGACGCCCGACTTCGATGCGAACGAGCGCGATTACAAGGTGGCCTTGGCCGAAGGGCTTGTCGAGGCCCGCCAGGCGGTTCTCACGGACAAGCCTGACTGGCATGCTCTGGTCGACGCGGCCCTGCGTGGTCGGAATAACAACCTTGTCGGCTGGCGCGAGGCCGATCGGTTCCTGAAGTGGGCCGGAGGCCAGCCGGAGGATGGCCTCGCCGCCCTGCATGCCATCTGGGCCGAGGGCTCCGACGCGCTGGACGCTCTGGCCGCATTCTTGGAGCGACTCCCCAAGATCGCGGTTTCGACCCCTGGCCAGAGGGTCGCGTTGGGATCAGTGCTGCTCATGGGGGTCGACCCCTACCGTCACCCGCCCTACCGCCCAACTCCACTGCAGCTCGCTTACAAGCTCACCGGGTATGGCGTCTCGGAGACCGAGGAGGTCGCCCGCTATCGCCAGGCGCTCGCCTTCATCGATGCGGTCCTCGAGCGGGCGCCCGCCAGCAATCTCCAGCTGCGAGATCGCCTGGATGGCCAGTCGGTCATCTGGGCCGTGAGCTTCGGGGACGTGCCGGCGACTTGGCCGCCCGAGGACCAAATTGCGTTGGAGCGCTATCGCAAGGGCGCTGGCGAGATCATCGAAGAGCCGGTGGAGACGTGGGAGCCGCCCGAGGCCCCGGACGACGCGGGCGGCGGTCTTGTCCCAACCCCGTCCCTCACTTCACTGGCCGACGAGCTGCTTATCGACGAGGAAGAGCTCCTGGAGATGGCCGCGCTCCTCGACGCCAAGCGGCAGGTGGTCTTCTACGGCCCTCCGGGTACCGGTAAGACATTTGTGGCAAGGAAGCTAGCCGCGGTTCTGGCCGGAGATCCATCGCGCGTGCGTCTCGTGCAGTTCCACCCGTCCTACGCATACGAGGACTTCGTCGAGGGCTACAGGCCACGGCTCACGGGCGGCGTGGCCGGGTTCGAGCTTGTGCCTGGTCCCTTGAGGCGCCTCGCGGCTCTGGCCGCGTCGGACCGAACCCACCTTCACGTCCTGATCATCGACGAGATGAACCGCGGGAACGTGGCCAAGGTATTCGGCGAGTTGTACTTCCTGCTCGAGTACCGTGACGAACCGATAGACCTGCAGTACTCGGCTGAGCGGTTCGCCATGCCAGACAACCTGCGGATCATCGGTACGATGAACACAGCCGACCGTTCGATCGCGTTGCTCGACGCCGCGCTGCGTCGACGCTTCGCATTCATCCCGTTTTTCCCAGATCGCGACCCTATCGCCGGACTGCTCGGGCGCTGGCTGGAGCGCCATCGCTCAGAGATGCTCTGGGTCGCCGAGTTGGTCGAGCGGGCCAACGACAAGCTGGCCGATCGTAACGGCGCCATCGGTCCGAGCTTCTTTCTCAGGTCCGATCTTGATGACGCTCGGCTCGGGCTCATTTGGGAGCACGAAATCATGCCCTACCTCGAGGATCACTTCTTCGACGATCCGGGGCGGCTGGCCGATTTTGCGCTTGAGAAGCTGAAGGCGTCCGCGGTCCTAGCTGCCGACCAGAGCGTGATCGACGGCGGCGAGGAGGACTCCGATGCAGCTGATGCTGAGTGAGTACGACCACAAGCCCGCGGTCGCCTTGACGACTCAGCAACGCGACCAGCTGCGGAGGATGACCAAGTCCGTCACGGTATCTCCGACCATTGGCTACGAAGGTCATTACGACCTCACGCCGGGCTCATCGGTCGGGGTCATCCACCTGGCTGATGACCTGGAGCTCCTCATCAGGCCGAAGCTGCCCATTGAGCGAGTGCTCTTTCTGATCTCCTACGCGCTCGAGCATGGCCGTTGGCAGGAGGCGTCTGCGAGCCTTGGAGAGGCAGACACGATCCTCGAGGCGATCATCCAAAGCTTCGCGTACCGGCTCAGGCGCACCCTGCTGCGTGGCGTCCTGCAGGGTTATCGGAGTGAAGACGACTCGCTGACCACCGTGCGTGGTCGATGGCGCATCGGCGACCAGATCCGGGCCCGGTACGGCATCGTCCCGCCCGTCGAGGTGAGCTTCGATGACTTCACCGAGGACATCGAGCCCAACCGGCTGCTTCGGGCGGCCCTACATCGCCTCCTGCGGCTACCCGTCCGCTCGGACCGCTCACGCTGGCCGCTCCGCGCAATCGACGCGCGGCTTGGAAACGTGCGGCTCGTGGAGTACGACCCCCGCCGGGTGCCGCAGGTGACTTTCGATCGCCGCAGCGAGCACTACCGAGGCGCCGTCGACCTCGCCCGCTTGATCCTCTCCGGAACTTCCTTTGATCTCGCGCCCGGTGCGGTTGCGGCATCCGCGTTCCTCGTAGACATGAACAAGGTCTTCGAGGACTTTGTGATCGTCGCGCTTCGCGAGGCACTCGGCGTGTCCGACCGCGTGCTCGTTCAGGGCGCCAGCGGCAAACCATTGTTTCTCGATCTCGCCGAGCGAGTATCGGTGGAGCCAGACATCAGCTACTGGGCTGGCGATCGCTGCCTCTTCGTCGGCGACGTGAAATACAAGCGCATCATGCCGGTCGGCTTCCCCAACGCCGACCTCTACCAGCTAACCGCGTACACGATTGCGACCGATCTCGACGGTGGAATCCTGATATATGCGGCAGGGGAGGCTGGCGACGATATTCATGATGTCCGCCACATCGACAAGCGACTAATCGTCGCCCCACTTGATCTCCGCGTCCCACCAGCCCAGCTCCTCGGGCAGATCAAGACGCTCGCGTCGCGGATCGCCCCCATCGCGCAGGCTGCCTGAGGGTCTGTCCCACGCGACGATCATCACGATCAAGCCATTGTGTGCGGGCGGCGACTGCGGGCGTGACCTAGCCAAGGCTCTACCTTGGCGTGACCCCTACTGACGGAGCTCGTCGGCCCGCTTACGCATCTCAGCGACCGCGTCAGCCAACGTGGTGCCATGGGCGACTAGTTCAAAAGTGGTCGTGCCCTGCCCTTTGCCTGTGATCGTAAGTGTCCACTTCTCGTCGGCCTTGACGGTCAGGTCACTGTCCAGGCCTAGGTTGTGGAGTACCCAGCGATAGAAGTCGCCAATCACGCTTTCGACGTCTTCATCGGTCATGCTCGGACCCTCCTCACGCTGGCCAATCTAGTTGCCCCGCTATCGTCACGGCATCGTAGCGGGTACCGTCCTGATTGACGGCGCGACGACCAGACGGTGCGCTCACAGTGCTCGACGCCTGCATCTTGGCTTGGTGCGGCTAGCGAAAAGAGTGGCGAATGTCCTTGAAGGTCCGATGAGCCGTCCGGCATCCTTAGGCCGAGGGAGGTGGGATGCCAGCCGAGATCCTGCCGGACTACCTGAAGCCCCGGGCTGGGTGCCGCCTTCTGCGGCACCGCCGTCCGGGACGACGTCCGCCCGCCGGCCTAACGACACGCGCAGCCTCCCGACCATCGACTTCTTCGGCGCTCGACCCGCCGCGACCGAGACGACGATCTCCCGTAGGCACGGGGCCATCTCGCGCACAACGCCCTCCTCCGTCGGCGCGAGCGCACTGCACCTAATCGCGGGTCGGCGAGGCTCATATCTCGAGGAGCCCCCGCGTCGCGTAGACCGAGGGCGCCGGCTCGAGGTGCGCCTGCCATCGCTTGACGGCCATGACCAGCGCGACGATCCCGTCGATGCGCTCCGCTGAGCGGCGCTTCGACGGCCGGATGTTGCCGTAGGCATCCTCCTCGACCTCGACGTGGTCGGCCATCCAGGCCAGGATCGGGTGGCCGCCGTGGCGCAGCTTGCCGTCGAGCAGCAGCTTCTCGAGCTCCTTGCTTGGCGCCGTCAGCTCGCCGAAGCCCTGGCTGATGGGCACGCACGTCGCGCCGTCGCCGGTCAGTTGCGTGATCAGCTGCGTGGCGTTCCAGCGGTCGTAGGCGATCTCCTCGACCTGGTACTCCTCGGCCAGCTCGCGGATGCCCTCGCGCACCACGTCGTAATCGGTGACGTTGCCCTCGGTGGCGATGAGGAAGCCGTCCCGCGCCCAGTCTGCGTAGGGCACGCCATCGCGGCGGGAGCGCTCGTCGATGCCCTCCTGCGGACACCAGAAGCGCGCCAGCACGTCGAGCACGCCATCGTCGGCCGGCAGCAGCAGCAGGAACGCCGTCAGGTCGCGCACGGATGCCAGGTCAAGGCCGGCGTAACCAGCCGCACCCGGAGCCGGCGCGGGTGGCGCGGCGTTGGCATCCCACACCTTGCGGCTCAGCCAGCGCGAAGTGGCCTGCGTCGGGACGCTGAGGCGCAGCCGCATGAAGGCGTTGAGGCGGCCCGGCACGCGCTGGGCGCGGGTAGCCTGCTCGCGCAGGTCATCGGCCTTGACGCTGACGCCGAGGTTCGGGTTGGCCTTCGGCCAGACCTTCTCGTCGAAGGCGTCGTCGCCCTCGTCGAGGGTGGCGATGTAGACCAACTGCGAGTCGTCGGTTGTCCCTTCGAGAACACGTACAGCATCGGCGCGCAGCTCGGCCCAGATCGACTCGCGGGCCGAGCCGGCGGTCGTGATCACCCAACGCATCGGCTGGCGCCGCGAGCCCGATGCCGTCTCGAGCACGTCCCACACCTCGCGCGTCTTGTGGGCGTGCAGCTCGTCGATGATGGCGCCGTGGACGTTGAGGCCGTCCATGCTGTCGGAGTCGGCGCCCAGCGGCTCGAACTTGCTATTGGTTCGGGTGTCGTGCAGGTTGCCCACGTAGGGCGTGATCCGCCGGCGGAGCGCGTGCGAGGCAAGTACCATCCGGCGCGCGTCGCCCCAGATGATCTTGGCCTGGTCGCGTTTGGTCGCGGCGGCGTAGACCTCGGCTCCCTGCTCGCCGTCGAAGAAGGCCAGGTACAGCCCGATGCCGGCGGCGATGGTCGACTTGCCGTTCTTGCGCGCGACCTCGGTGTAGATGAGCCTGTAGCGCCGCGTGCCATCGGTGCGATACCAGCCGAAGGCCGAGCCGATGATGAACTGCTGCCACGGTTCGAGGCGGATGACCGAGCCTGCCCACTCGCCCTTGTAGTGGTGCAGGAAGCCGAAGAAGTCGAGCGCGTGGTCGGCGAGGTCGGGCTTCCAGGCGAGGCCGCGCTTGGGCCCATCGCGCAGGTCGTCGGGATGGCGCTGACAGGCGAGGCGCACGAGACGACCGGCGGTGACCTTGCCCGCTACGACATCGGTGGCGTACTGCGTTACCGGGTCGAGCGGCGGCGGCCTGACAGCGCGGCGGCGTGCCGCGGACGGGTGGGCGGCGATGTCAGCCGGTCCTCCTGCGAGCGAAGGCATCGAGCGCGTCGTCCTGCGCCCCACCGGGCACAGTCAGCGATGTACGCGCGGCCGGGCTCAGGCCAAGCTCGCGGGCAAAGAGCTTGACGAGGTCGGCGTTGTCCCTGACGATCTGATGCAGCGGGTTGCGCACCAGGTCGTTCCCGCGCGCACCGCGGACCAGCGGCGACGAGCGGGCCAGCATCCGGGCCGCCTCCTCGTACCGCGCCACCGCTTCCGAGTAGCAGCGCAGCACTTCCGTGTCGGCGGCCGTGATGATGCCCGTCTCGCCGAGCTCGCGCATCACTCGCTTCCAGACGGCTTGGGCAGCAACGTCCATGTCGGCCGCCATGACGGGGCGGTTGTCGCGCGGCTCGGGTGCCTTCCGGTTGACCCGGCTCGGACGCGTCTCGCCTTTCAGCAGCTTGAGCTTCACCGGCTCCGGCGCCGCCGGCACGACCGCCGACACGTCGCGGCTGGCGTTCACTACCGGCACGGCAACGGCTGCCATCGACCAGGGGCAGATCTCGATCACGGTTACTGTCCGCTCGGTCAGCGCCACGGGCACTGTGCAGGGCCTCTTCGCCCTGCAACACGAACTGGCCGCTACGGGCCTGCACAACAAGGCCAGCCGCATCCACCTCGTCACATCCGCCACCTTCGCCACCAACGCCGCTGGCCTGATCGTCGGGCTGTCGTGTACCACCGCCGCCTCAACCGTGCTGACGTTCCAGCAGGTCGCGGGCGAGGCGCGGAATCTTTGACCCATGCCTGACGCCTTCCAGCTAGAGCAGAACGCCGACCGCCTTCTCGCGGAGGACGGCGGGCTGCTGCTCAATGAGGCGCAGCCTGGCGGTGCTATTGCCCACGTCGCCCAGCGCGCCAACTTCGGCTCATCGGCTGTCTCGGCGGCCCACGTTGTCGCGCTCAGCAACCCGACCGCGATCAGCGTGGGCAACCATCTGATCCTGCGAGCGACAGCCTCGGGAAGCAGTACCCGTCAGATCAGCAGCATCACCGACCCGCGCGGCAACACATGGACGCAGGCGGGCGTGGCCCAGAACGGGACGAACTTCAACACACAGATATGGTGGGCCAGAGTTGCGACGGTCTACCAGGCGGCGGACAGCCTGACGCTCAACTCAAGCGCGACCAGTAACTTGGCCGCCGTGGTGGACGAGTTCAGCGGGCTGCCCGCTACCAGCGCCTTCGACCAGTCGGCTGGCGCTGTCGATACAATCGGCACGGATACCGCCTTCGATACAGGACTAACGGCCACCACCAGCCAAGCCGACGAGCTGTTGATCGGCGCTCTTGGGCGCGGCGCTAACGACACGCCCACCATCACGCCCGAAACGCTCAGCCCGGCCTGGCAGGCACTCGGCACCGCCATCAGTACGGGTACTATCCGGCACGTTTACGGCCACTATCGCGTCGTCAGTTCCGCCGGCACCTACAAGTACGCCGGAACGATGAGTATCTCAAACTTCGACGCCGAAGTGATCGTCACCTTCAAGGCGGCCGCGGCGGTCGGGGGTGCCAACCTCACTCGGACCCCTTCGGATACCGTCACCTCATCCGACGCGCTCGGCCGGCTCCTGGCAGCCAAGCGTTCGACGCCTGACACGGTGACGACTACTGACGGGCTCGCCCGGATCGTGGGCGTGAGGCGTTCCACGCCGGATACGGTGTCCACCACTGATGCCATCACTCGGCTCTTGGGTGCGAGGCGCTCCGCACCGGACACCCTGACCACTGCTGACGGGCTGGGGCGGTCCCTGGGGGTGGCCCGGTCTGCGCCGGACACGGTGACTACGTCAGACGCCACGGCACGGCTCCTGGCGGCGAAGCGGTCCACTCCCGACACGGTGACCACCACGGACACGCTGGGCCGCATTGTGGGCTTCCCGCGGGCACTGACGGACACCGTGACGACCTCCGAGAGCGTCGCCCGAGCGGGGACCTTCCTGCGCGGCGTCAGCGAGTCCCTGAGCCTCACCGAAGCCGTCGGGCGCATCGTGGGCGCCAAGCGCACCGTCAGTGACGCCATCACCACGAGCGAGGCCATCGCCACGGGCAAGGGCCTCATCCGCTCCACGGTGGACACCGTGTCCGGCAGTGACGCGGTAGCCCGCCTCGCAGGGTTCGCCAGGACGGCCAGCGATACCACGACGTACTCCGATGCGCTGGCCCGCGCAGGCACCTTCGCCCGTACCCTCAGCGAGAGCCTGATCACATCCGACACGCTGGCTCGGGTATCGGGCAAGCTGCGCTCGGTCACCGATACGCTCACCACCAGCGACGCACTAGGCCGCGTCCTGTCCACGGCGCGCAGCGTCACCGATAGCCTCACCACGAGCGACACGCTAGGCCGTGTAGTCGCGTTTGCCCGCAGCCTTACCGAGTCACTGTCCATCAGACGGTTGTCGGGATCAAGGCTGGCGTCCAGAACTTCGTTCGCTCGGCCAGCGATGCCGTGACTACCAGCGAGACGCTAGGCCGTTCACTGGTCATGGCCCGCGGCCTGAGTGAGAGCCTTACCACGAACGACACGGTGGCACGCATCGCTGCTAAGCTGCGAACGGCCACGGACACGCTCACCACGAGTGACACGCTCGGCCGCGTAGTCACGTTGATCCGCTCGGCCAGTGATGCCATCACCAGCAGCGAAGTCGTCGCCCGCGCCCTGGTCATGGTCCGCGGGCTGGGAGATACGTCGACCACCAGCGAGACGTTGGCACGGGCAGCGGCCGCGCTGCGAACGGCCAACGACACCGTAACGGTCAGCGATGCCGTCACACCCCTGGTCAACGTCACGCCGCCCGACCTTCCCGGCTCTGCCGTGCTTACACACCTACCCCCCTTCAGCGCAGAGATGGGCTACCGGGTACTGGCAACGGGTGACATGACCCATGCCCCAGGTGGCAAGGCAGAGACAGGGCACCGGGTGACAACGGGTGACCTGACCCATACCCCGGTCGGCAAGGCAGAGGTGACCCCATGAGCCATGGGCATGACGTGGGGGACACCATCCGCCTGGGGGTGACCTTCCGGGGGGAGGATGGCCTACCCACCGACCCCACTACGGTGACCCTCACCCTACGGGCACCCGATGGCACCCAGGCCACGCCTGCACCTACCACGTCAGGACAGGGCGTCTACGAGCACGACTGGTCGCCGACGCAAGGCGGCAACTGGACAGTGCATTGGCAGGGAACCGGCGCAGTAGCCGAGGTGGAGTGGGAGCGCTACTACGTGCGACCGCGCCCCGTGGCGACGCCATGACCCGGAAGGTGTGCGTCGCCTGCCTTCGGCCTACCCGCAACGGTACGCGCTGCCGAGTCTGCGCTCCGATGCATGAGCGAATGACACACAACAAGCAATATGACGATCCGCGTTATCGAGCACTGCGACTACGAGTGCTCGGTCGTCACGTCCGCCGACATGGCTACGTCTGTCCAGGCAATGAACAACACGACGCGCATCCGAGTCGAGACTTGACTGTCGATCACGTCGTGATGCTGCGCGACGGCGGCGCGCTGCTCGATCCGGCGAACGTCCGCGTCCTGTGTCGCTCGGCGAACTCGGCGTGGCGATCGACGGCGGCGGGGGTGGGGACGGGTCAATGACGAAGCGGATTTTCACTACACCGGTCGCCAGTCAGCCTCATACCCGGCAGGGTTTCGCTGGAAAGGCCTGGCGCAACCGTATCGTCAGCAGCGGCGAGGAGCCGCCCGAGCAGCTACTGGCCAACCCGCGCAACTGGCGCACCCACCCGCCGTCCCAGCGCGACGCCCTGCGCGGCTCGCTGTCCGAGGTGGGCTGGGTCCAGCAGGTCCTCGTCAACCGGCGCTCGGGCTTCGTCGTCGACGGCCACGCCCGCGTAGCGCTCGCGCTCAGTCGCGGCGAGGCGACCGTGCCGGTCCTCTACGTCGACCTCGACCCCGACGAGGAGGCGCTCGTCCTAGCGACGCTCGACCCGCTCAGCGCGATGGCCGGGCGGGACGACGAGAAGCTGCAGGCACTTCTGGCCGAGATCACCGTCGACGACGTGGCCGG